CGAGTCAATGAACGCATAAGTTCCGATTGATTCTTCGTCAAAGTTTGGAACAAATCCATAAGTCACACCATTTAATTTGAACGTTCTAACAAGCGCCGGTTTTTGTTTTAATACTTCGGACAAGTGTTGAATAATTTCCGCAAAATCATAAGCCGGTATTTTCATAACGTCTTCGATTTTTAATTTGCAGAAGATTGAAACCATTTGAATTGCAATAAATGTTTCGTCTTCTTTGTTGTCTTCCAAAACTTTTGAATAGCGCAAATATTGCGACAACTTAATTTCGGATAAATCACTTGGAATTATAATCTTCATAAATATGCCATTTATAATATAACAACAAAAAGACGTTTTGTTTAGACTTATTTTTTATTCCTTATTTAGAATCATTCTAAATAAGCATTTATTTATATTATTCTTTATTATTTTTTTTCCCACGTTAGAAAAATATATAAATAATATAATAAAATGTAAACGTTTTTGTTTATATATCGTAAAAGCGTGACGCAAACGTGTTAATAAAAGACGCAAATTGTTAATAACAGACGCAAATCAATGTCTTTAAAAATTTGCGTCACGCTTTTTTGACTACTTTTTGACTTGTAAAGTATTGATAATTAATGAATTGCAAAATTAATAAACTTCTAATTAGACGGAAAGACGCAAAAGTTTCACTTTTTTGAGGGGAGTGTATTTTTATTTTCATAGTAGACCGCATATATAGGATTGCGTCTTTGTGTCTTCGTCACAACGTCACGCAAAAAAAAGCACCCACCTAAAAAAGTGAGTGCTTTTACTTAATCAAAAAACTAATCTATTATGAAAACGTTGCAATATAATAAAAATTTATGTCACACGGAATTTTTTATTGATAATTTTAAAATGCGACATTGCAAAATATCGCAACGCGTCAATTGCGTGATTCATTTCGTCAATTGGTTTGTTCAATTTTTTTCCGGTCTTGTCCGTGTCCCAAGAATAAGCGCGGAATTCTTTTATTAGATTCGTGCTTGACTTTGTGACAAGGATTTCCTTTTCTTGAAGGATTGCTATTCCAAATGAAATTGAATCCTTGCCTTTGACAACTGGTTTTATATTGAATCCGGCACGTCTTATTTCTTCAATAGATTTCGGCTCGGCTGAATCCGCGTAAATTGGAAATCGTTTGTCTTGGTCCATGCGTCGAATTATGTCCGAGTTCAAAAGTCCGGTTGTGTAAATCTTTTCGTCAACAATGATTTGGTTGTTATATTCGTAAACAAAAACGTGCGCAGTCGGATCGTTGGAAAATCCAAAATCTAATCCACTACCAAGAAAATTTGCGTCACTTGGAATGTTGTCAATAATCTTCCAATTTGAAAACACCACACCTTCAAGCGACCCAATTTTTCCAAGTCCGTACACTTGCCACCAATTCGCCCAATAAGACGACGTCTTGGCTTTTTCTTTTGCCTTTTCAATTTCACGCACGATTGCTGGGTCAAGTGCTTCATTGTCCTTGTATGTCAATATAACAAAGTCCGAATCGATGTCATTCATTAATTCGGAATGCACCCAAAATTCGGAAGTCGGGTTGTAATCTAAATATATAAACTTCTTTGTTCGAACTGCGAGTTGTTGATAGGATTCAAAGTCGATGTTGTTGCACTCGTTAACGAATAGAATGTCACGTCGCGCCCCTCGAAGTTTGTCCGGTTGGTCAACTGAAAAGAATTCAATAAAACTTCCATTCTTGAATTTATATTTCAAATCGGATTTGTTCAATTGTTCGTCGCGGTACAAATCGCAAAGGATCATGATTTTTTGGAAATCCTTAATTGCACCCCGTTTCAAATGCGGTATTGATTCGGACACAATCGAAATTTCGGACATTGGATTTTCAATTGCATAGGAAATCAACAACGGAAGAATTGAAAAGGTTTTTGAACTTGACGTCCCACCTTGCACGATTCGAATTCGTTTTCTTAATTTGGCAATTTTAGATTGTGCCGTCGTCCGTTGAAATGACATTTAAATCGAGTTGTTTAAAAATAGGTTTTTCAATATTAAAGTTCACGTCGGATTCAATCTTTTTAGGAATGAAATATTGCGCGTACTTCGCGAACAAATCCAAATACTTTGCTGGGTCTTTTTCGAGTACGTCGGCAAATGCTTGGTGAACGTTTGGAACTTGCGCTTCAAGTGTCATAATAAACAATTCACGCGCTTCGAGTGTCAATGCGTGTGTCACACCTTTCGGCTTGAATCCTTTGTGTCCCTTTTGAAATCCTTTTAATTTTGTTATTTGAATTCCTTCTTCTTCTTCTTGTTGCATAAAATTAATATAATTATATTTTATGAATTTGAAAATAACTTGTTTAAATCCTTAATAATTGCTTTGTGAATTCCCGAACAATTGTGACAAATTTCGATTGTGATTCCGAAATATTCAGCATAAAGCAAATTTAAAAACGGAACGAATTTTGAAATGTCGGTCACGCGGTTTTCTAAAACACGATTCCCGCATTCTTCTAAAAACAAAATGAATTCTTGTTTGTGTTCTTCGGTCATTAATTTTGTGACGCGTTTAAACGGGAACAATCTATTCAATAGAAATTTGCGTTCGTTACATTCCACGCAATCGCCAACCATTTGTTTGATTCCAGTTGCTTCGGTTATCTTTTCGACGATGTCGCCAAGACCTTGAATTGATTTTTTCTTGTAAGTTCTTTTTAAGGAAGGTTGAGTTCCTTCAATTTTTTTTGTACGTTGTGCCATAATTTAAATTTTATTTTTTTTGTTGTGTTATGAATGGTTTGTATATGAATTCCGGTTTGACGTGACAAACCTCGTTGTCCATATTCGGAAGTCAAATCAATTATTTGTTTTTCATACCAAGTCAATTTTTCATATTCCTTTTTTAGTGTTTCAATTGCGACTTCTTCTTTGATGTCATTTATAATATTATATTCTTCGTCAATTTCGTTCAATATATTAACGTCAACGTCAATGAATCGTTTTTCTTCTTTGATTTCATTTAGGAATTGATTTCGCATAATGAAATAAATATAGCATTCGTTTATTTCTTCAAATTCTTTGCCCGAATTATGAATTTTAATATACATATCTTGGACCAAGTCTTTTGAATTTTCTTTATTTCTACAAATATTGAATGCTAATTTCAACCATTCGTTGTGCCGTTGTGCTAATTTTTCGAGCATAATTTGTCGGTTATTTCTTTTAGTTTTCGTCTATGCCAAATCGTGTCACGTCCTTTGGTATGGTTTCGAATTGTATCGTGTGCGTCCATGGCTTTGTAAGAATCGCCGAACGATGTTCCTACGATTTCAAGTTCCATTCCGTCAATACTGAAATGCTTTCGATTGACCGATCCGTCTTGGTTAATTACTGCGTTGTTGGATAATTTCATTTGATTGTTCTATTATGTCGTTTTCAATTGTTTGTTTGTCAAATCCAATAACAATCAAAAGTTTTTGAAACAAGTCGTTTATTTCCACGATGTCAACTTCGTTTTTGTCTTCGTATATTCCAACGAATTTTTTGCCTTTGATTTCGATTCCAATTTTGACCATTTGTTTATTCATATAACACAAAAACTTTGAATTGTTCGTCTTCCAATTGTTTGATTCGGTGTTTTTGAAGTTCGGACAATTTGCCCGTTGGTGCTTTCACTTCAATAAAAATTGTTTCTCCATTACGCAAACACATTAAATCGGGAATGCCGTTTGTATTTGTTTTGATTAATTTTACAACAATCCAACCTTCGGATTGATAGCGTTTAATTATCTTCGTTTGTATTTTGGACTCTAACATTTAGCACTTTATTTGTGTAATATTCAAGCAAAAATTTATTTACGTTTTTCCAATAGATTAATTTTTTCTTTGAGCAATTTTGCAACATTTCATTGATTAAAATTTTGCACGAAAAGAATGCCACGTCTTCCAGCATTTTATTAACGTCTTGGTTTGCGGTTTCAAACGTGAATTGTTTATACAATTGTTCGGCTTTGTTTTGTTCGGTCATATTATTTTTTTTAATTATTTATTTTATTATTTCTTCAACCACATTGTTTGTGAGTTTTGAATGCAAATTAAATATTAAATTAACGTCTTTTGTTTTGCAATTTTCAAAAAATATGGAATTGGATTTTCGAAAATTAATATTGTCTTTTAAATCGAAATAATCGCCACCATAATTGAATAGGTTTTCAAAAAAATTTCGTCTTCTTATTCCAAAAAAGCGACTATTAAAATTTATATTTTCGCTTTTAAATTGCACAATTTCGTATTTCATAAATATTCAGTATTAAAATGTTTCAATGTAAAATCTTTTTTGTCAATGACTTTATTATAAATTTGTTGTTCAATTCCGTTTCTTGAAAATATCCAAAAAACGTCGTTTGATTTGCGATCCATTGTTGTGAGTCGGTCACGACTTTGCCAATAAGACAACGCACTAAAATCAATGTTATAATAAACCAAGACGTCCGCGTTTTTTAAACTTATTCCTTCACGACCGGAAACGATTTGCAATGCAATATTCTTGTCGGTTGAATTGAATTCGTTTAAATCAGTTGTCAAGGAATCCTTGAAGACTTCCTTCAATGCGTTCAATTCTTGTTGGAATTTATAAAAGATTGCAATTTTCTTGTTTGCAAACGTTGATTTTATAAACACCGCCTTTGAATCGTCAATTACTTTGCCGTTGCCGGATTCAAAAATGATTGTTCCCGAACACAATTGATGAATCTTTTGCATGAGTTTTACTTTTGTGTCCGCGACAACTTCTTCTTCCTTGCCAATTATAATTAAATCCCGTTTCAACTGGGAAATCAATTGAATTGTTTTTGGTTTCAAATCACAAATAAGAACGTTTTCATTCACTTGGGTTGAAAAACCCGCTTCATTTTGGGTAAATTTAATAAAATATTTTGAAACACAATCGTTTATTTTCGAAAAATTTGCATTTGAATAATCTTTTATGATTGCATAACCGAAATTTTTTTCTTGAATTGTCACAAAATCTTTTGCCCAAGAATAAAAATTCTTATAATTTTTGAATGGTGAATTGTTTGAAACCCAAAATTGGTGAAACAATTGTGAAAAAGATTCCGGCGAAGGCGTTCCCGATAAAAATATCATTGGAAGATTTCCAAAATTAGCGCGAATAAATTTCGCGGATAAATTCGGCTTTGGATAAGTTCCGTTTCGGTGATGTTCGTCCGAAATAATTAAATCGAATTTTCCGTCGATTTTATGCAGCGATTCATTATTTATGACAACAAGTTCATATTTATAATTTAATGCGCTGAAATCGTCCAAAATCGATTGAATTGCCTTCTTCTTGGTTATAAATAAAACCCGTTTGAAATCATTTGCAATTGTCAAAGCCGTTGCGGTTTTTCCGGTCCGAACTTCCATTGCAAGGTAAACGATCCCGAATTGCTTCAAAATCGTTTTTCCTTTGCTTACAATGTCAATTTGATAGTCGCGTAATATCATAAAAAATCAATTGACCTTAATTTTGCGGACGGATAAATATTGAAGAAAATATCAACCGCGTTTTTAATGTCTTTGCCTTGAATTACGATTTCGCGGTCTTGCGCTTCGTCGTTTCTTTCAATCCAGTAATAAAATAAAAATTGTCTCATAATGTTTTGTTTTTTTTTTAATTTTCCACTATTTTAGTTTTTTTGTCAAGTTTTTTCCATTATTTACTCTCGAAATAAATTGAAGGGAAAAATTTACTCTCGTTTGAATTTATCTTTTATAATTTTATAATACAATTTATTCACCGATTCTTTGTTGCAACCACGTTTGTAGTAAAAATTCATAATTCTTTGGATTCTTTGCAAATTACTCATTGTCATTTTATTTTTGATTTTTAAGTTGATAATTTATAAACATTGAATTTAGTGCGATTGCTTCCAGGTGACCAAATTCGCGTTGTTCGTCTTTAAAATTTCCTTTCATTACTTCGACAACATGTCGAAACAATGATTGTTTCAATTTGGCAATTTCAATTGGCTTTTGCCAATTATAAGGTTGATATTTATTTTTATTTTCTTCCATTCTTTCGGCTAATTGCTGAATGAATTCAAAATCAATTTCGTAATTTGTTTTTTTTGATTCTTCCTTGAATCCTAAAACTTCGTCAAAATGTGTCATAATTTAATTTTTTAAAATGGAACTTCTTCGTTGTCTTTGTTTTCGGTATTTATTTGAAAATATCTTCCGACGTGATCCTTGTCTTTGATAATTTCGTAATCGTTAAATTTACAATATTCGTGAATCCATTTCAAGAATGTTTTTGAATTCATTAAATTAAATGACTTATATTCATTTGTAAATTTAGCCATTATTTCAGTATTATAAACGCGAACGTTTTCCGGCAAATTCCCGTCGGTAACCCAGTCGTAAAAATCTTTATTGGTTGACTGAATTAATCGTTTTATGTCAGCATTAATTGAAACGCTTTCAACAAGACCATTTTTCAAGAATTTTTTTAAATTTGAAATCATATAATTGTCAAATTTTATCCAATCTATATTTTCCCAAGAATCAAACAACAAACGTCCATATTCGGTCAATGGATTTCGTTTCACATTAAAGTATTGGAAGAATTCAATTTCGTGTCTTCTTCGGTCGTGTGATGTTCCGCTTCCATTAATTACATAATTGGTCGTAATTATTATTTTAGGTGAACGCTCAAACGGAATAAATACTTCGTCTTTGTTTTTTCGATTGATTGCGATTCCTTCCGTAATGATTGAAAATAATTGTTCAAAATCAAAGTTCTTTTTCACGTCGTCGAATGCTAAAATTTGAGTGTCCAACGTTACGCGTTGATATACAAAGTCACCTTTTTTGGAATCGAACGACTTGCCGTCAATCTTTACAACCTTTTTAAAATTTGACAACGCTGAAATCATTAAACTTTTACCGGACCCGCCGTTTGGGTTGTCGTCAATTTCCTGGTCGTTTATTATTATTGCCTTTTGGTCCGTCTTGTCTTTAAATGAATGAATCAAATATCCAAGTGTATGTTCCAACGCATTAATTCTTTTTTCGTCGTCCGCTGAAACTTTGGCAACCATATTTTTAAAATCGTTTTCAATGTCTTTTGATTCCACGAAATCGCGGTTGATAATTTGGTTTTCCCAAATATAGCCGTCAACGTCTATGAAGTCTATTAAATCAACTTTGTTTTTAGTGATTTTTACAACGCCATTTTGAAACGGAATAAATGCCTCGTTTCTTGAATCTTTTATCATTTTCAATTCTATTGATTCAAGCATTGTCAAATAGTAGTCACTAAATAATTGCGCTGACTTGGAACAAAAATTGAAAACCTCGATTTCGTTTCGTTCCAAAAGAAACTTCAATACAACGTCTTTGATAATATCAACGCTCGATTGTGTTACTTTATTTGATTTGATGTGAACAAATGTCGGGTTGGTTGCCGATTCGGGATAATATTTTTTAAATCCTTTTCTTTCAAGCCAGTATTTGTATTTCAGCGAATCAATTTTGATTGTGATTGTTCCTTTTTTATCTTCGAATTTGTTCCAAAAGTCGTCGTCGTCGTTTATTTCTTTTACTTCGTCAATAATTGTTTCGTCGATTTTCAGCAAATTTGCTATGTCTTTTTTTGGGATTCCTTTTGACAAATTCGATTTGATTCGTTCTATTTTGTTAACGTCTTCAAAGTACTTTGAATTAAAAGTGGCACGTTTATAAGCCGATTTGAAAAGCGTCAACAATTCGTTTTCGGAAAAATCACCGAACACAACGTTTGCATTAACATAATTGAACGCATAATCTTGGTTGATTCCATATTCACAAAGCGCGTTTGCTAAAATGAAAAGGTTGTTGTTGCGTTCACCGGATTTGAAACCGAATTTACTATCCCACCATTTCAACAAACGACGAATGATTTCGTCTTCGTCGGTTAACGGCAAAATTGGATTTCGTTCGAAAACTGAATGTCCTTCTTCTTCGGTTAATTTTTCCCAAACTTTTGCGTCTTCATTTATATACAAGTCCGGATCATAACTTTCGAAGCAAACACGACTCAAATTTGAATTCTTAAAATCGAAATAATCGCTTTCAAAATATTCGCCAAATGATTTGAAATAACGTTTGTGCGTTTCTTTGTCGCATTTAGGAATTCGAATCAATGCTTTGAGTCCGTTTCCGCTGGGTGATTCAAAAACCGAAAACACAAATTCGCATTTCATAAGTTTTTCGCGTTCTTCGTTTTGTTTTTCTATGGATTCGTATTTGTCAAAGTCCAAAATACAAAGTCCGGAATGTTCAATCAATGAATTGTCGTTTCGTGCTGAAAAAGTTCCATTGAATAGAATTGAAAGTAAAGAATTTTTTAAGTTCTTTTTTTCCTCGCAATCATTCATTTTGCGAATTTTAATTATTTTATCTTTTGACGTGCCATTTTTGATTCGTGTTAAAACTTTCAACACGTCAACTTCGAATGGAACGTCGTCACTTTTATATAGTGATTTGAAAACGGAAATGTTCATTTTTAATTGTTTTTATATTAGACGCAAAGACGCAAATTTTTCGAAATTTTCAAGCGATTACAAAAATTTTAATCTTTTGGAAACGCATATAAATAAATTTTGACTTTGCGTCACGCGTTCACACGCATTCATAATTGAATTATTGTCATTCAAATGAATAGATTGTATTTTGGTTAACCAATCATAAAATTGTTGCATTTCTTCAATTTTAGATTTTTGATTTGATTGCATTAAGGTTGTTGATTTCATTTTCAATTTCGTGTTTGATTATTACATTAAAATTATAAGGTAGTTTTCCCAGTTGATAAAAAATCGCATTGTAAATCGTTTGCGGTTTTTTATTCATTTTGTCAATTGCACGTTTACGAACGTGTGACGGAATGGATTTGTAAGTTTTAGGATTCATTTTTGTTATAAATTTGATTGTTAATTTTGTAAAAAGTTTCAAGTTTGAACATGACGTCCGAGTTTTCATTTGCAAGTTTAATCAAATTTTCGAAAAAAGGATCAATCTTTGATTGTTTTTCAACCTCAACTTTTGCTTTTTGTTCTTCAACCTTTCTTTTTTCTTGTTGCAATAGAATCAAATCAATTGACATTCCGTCCAATAACATTAAAACTTTTTCTTGTATGTCAATCAAATAATCATTTTTAATTAATGGATATATTTTGCATAAATGAATAACCGAACAATGACCAAGACCGATTGCATTTCCAATTGATTGAAAGGTTTGATTCTTATTCCTTAAAATCGTCGAATAAACCGCCTTCATTTCCACGATTTCACGTTTCCTTGACTTGGTGTTTACATTTATGCCGGTCAAGTCTAAAATGTGCTTAATAACTTGTTTTTGTATCATAATTTAGTTTTAAAAATCGGTTTAACCTATGCGACCGAAAAGGTATTGTAAATTAAAATAAATCCGAAATGTCGTTGTCGTCGATTACTTCTTCGTCTTTGACTTCTATTTGCTTTGACAAATATCCGTCAATGTAAGATTTCAATTTATTGTAAGCGTCGTCCGCCATTTTAGATTGTGAATCATTCAAAGACGTTGCAAATTTGAATTCGGGAATTGAATAATTAACTTTTCCTTTTTTCAATTCAATTGCGTTTGCAACCTCGATCCATTCGTCGCTTAAACGTGAACGTGTTTTTTGTGTGAAATCGCCCCAAGATTGAACGCCACTTCCTTTGATGTTAATATTGGCAATCGACCCGTCTTCCAACATTACATAAATTGATTTTGTGTAATGTCCGCCAAGTGCAACAATTGATTCTTTGATTTCCTTGTAAATTCCTTTCACGCTTTGGTTGCCTTTGAAAAGACGAACGTTCAATTCGTCTTGTCCAATTGATTTGACTTCGTTTGAATAAACGCCGGATTGATTCTTGTCATTCCAACCTTTGATTGTGTGAAATTCCATAAGTGTCAAAAACTTCATTGGCAATTCCAATTTAACATTTTCTTTTTTGTCTTTGTCGTAATACGCAAAGCACTTGTCGTCCGATTTCCATTCTAAATAAATTTTTGTCGGGTTTGACGACTGGGTTTGAAATTCTGCTTGTCTACTCATTTTTATTAAAATTTAATTGTTATTGAATTTTTTCTTGGTGTTGTTCCTACTTTTGGAACTTCATTTCCGTATGCGTCAAAAATAACTGATTTTTGCGCTATTTTCAAAAGTTCTTCGCGTTCTTTTAAATCCTTTTTCAATTCTCGATAAACTTCGTCTTCGTCAAAATTAATTGTTTGACCGCCGTTTGTTGGATTGAATTCAACGCCGTTCAAAGTTGTTTTTTCGGACAATGAAATTGATTCACGAAGTTGCGCGTCCATTGCATTAATGGTTTCTTTAATCTTTGCAACCTTCGTCCAAAATTCGATTTTGTCGATGTCGCCACTTTCAAGAACTGAATTCACGATTTCTTTGCCCCGTGAAATATAGTCACGTTTTCCAAATTGAACTGGGAACGATTCTTGTTCCTTCATAAGTTCGAATAGTTGTTTGCTCAT